CTCATAATCAACAAATCTCTCTGTCTTATGCCCGTTTATACAGGCAAATTCATACATTCTTCTCATTTAAGTCCTCAAATGCTCTTTCGCTGACTTGTTTCAAGTTTTTCAGCCAAATTAGTATTGAATACTCGCCTTTTCTGAATTGTAGACTTTTTTCGTCTGCAATTGTTGAGATATTATTTAAAGGCTCTATCATTTTGTCAACATCTTCCATTAAATCTATCCACCCTTGAGTGGACATCATGGAAAATCTCTCTTCGTAGTACTTCTGAAGTTCTGGATTCATTGTCTAGTCATCTGTTTTTCAACAATCTTAGCCTTGTTCTGAATATCCGCTTCTTTAAGCATCAATTCAGCAACTTTGACACGCTTATCAAACTCTCGTGAAGCCAAAGCGTCATCAGTAGGCAGGTTCTTGGTATTAGCTGCCATGCTCTTTGCTTGCAACTCAATAGGCATCAATTGCGCTTCAGTCAATAACTTTTGCGCTTCAGCCTTGTTCTGCTCTGCTTGAGTAGTTTGGACAGCAATCTGTGCTTGAGCTAGTTGCATAGCCATTTGTTGTTGCATTTGAGCCGCTTGTTGGGCTTGTGGGTCAGGAGTAGCCATCTTGTCCAACATCTCGATCAATTCAAATCTGTTTGACAGAGAAGAATTAGCCATGATGCCCTTCAAAATGATAGGCAAAACAGGTGTATTAGGGCCAAGAGTCTGCAACAAAGCGATAAATTGCTGTTGCTCATGTTCTCTAGCAATGATTCCAAGTGCTGCCGTGGGAATAAACTTCATGTCCACAGTAGGATAACGCTCGGGGTCAAACTGCATATAGCGATAGGCGGCTTTGGTGATGAAGGGGATCATGAAATCCTCTTGGAAGTTCACCAATGTACGCTTGTATTTCTTGATAATCGAGGCAGTAGCCATCGAAATACCGCCCTGACCAGCATCTCTGGAGACGGCAGTAACCATTCCTTGAGAGTCAAGAGTGCCTGTTGCCATCAAAAGCATACGTTCAAACTCTTTGGCAGTTGTCAGGTTAGAACCATCAGTATTGCCAAACTTGAACGGGAACAGAATCTCATTGGGATTGCCGTTTGTCAGGATTGCTTTGCCTGGCTTAACTTCAAACTTAGCACCACGAGGTAAACGGGTAGCATCCATAGCCATCATTGGGCTAGTTGTGAGAGCTAGTGAATCTAAGTGTGAACGAACTTGGGCATCTATGGCTTTTTGTGAGTTGTAAGCCTTCTCAACAGTACCACGACCCAACAAGCGATTAGGGACTGTATCGTCCTGATAAGCAAGGATTGGGCGGTCTTTCATCATGTATGGGTTCTTTTCTGCCTTCAGAAGAACACCATCATTGGCGATAACGACAATAGCCTCGACCATATCGGAATACTCATCCTGAATACTGTCTTCAGGGAATAAGTCTTCTGCTTCGCCATCTTCTTCGTTTTCTAGTTGTTCAAGATATTCTCTAGGAACTAAACCATAGTAAGTAAGAAGTTTAACTTTATCGTCTTCGTACTGAGTAACTTCTTGGGTAGGCTCTAAGTCCGTATCCATCGAGTCAGTACCGACTTTTACCTTGCGGTAAATACCATCTTCTTGACCTTTTACGATCTTGTGGATAGAGACATACTTCTCGATAGCGACACCCATACAGTCATCAACAGATGTTCCATTGGGGTCAAACAAGAAGTTACGGGGGTTAACAGGAACAATCTTGACTGCAATGCGGTCTTGTTCTACGACACCGATAGCCGCTTGTCCCATTTGACCAGGTATTGCCTGAGTGCTAGGAACAAAGACTTTCTCTGTTTTGACAACAATCTCACCGATACCCGTACCATAGATTTCTGCCAACAACTCAATCTGGTCAATAGACTTGCGAATCTTATCGACTTTGAAGTCTTCCATCAGTTGTGCTTTGATGGCAGCAACATCTAGGGGGCTACCATTGACATCACGAATATCGTCTTGAATGTCAAAGAACTCACCCTGACCGAAGATGGCTTCCATGATTTCGGCATGGCGTGTCTCTACGGCTTGTTGGGTAGCGGGGGTAACGATTCTTGAACGCTCGGACTCACGGGTTTTGTCTTGGGCATCCCACTCACCATTGAAGATGCGCTCGTACTCTAGCCAATCATCAAGGCAATTGACATCTCTCCAATCCCTCCATCTATCACAATGGTTGACAACAAAGTTAACTATCTCTTTGTCTGAGTCGCTAGGTTCTTGGAATTCCATGATATTACCTTGTAGTGTCGCCTAAAGGATCGCTATAAACGGGGTTTGTAGGCATAGAGTTTACAGGAAGATTGAAAATTTTAGGATTAAATCCTTCTGGCAATGGATACCTTAGTTCTTTAGGACTAGCAAATGGGTTTTTACCTTTAGCTATTCTGTCTAAAGCAAACTGCTGTGCTTTTTTTTCTATCTCGGGCGTGGCTTCTCCCGTTGTGCGGAGTAAGTTTAGCTCATCAGCAGTCAATGTCGGAACGACTAAAGGATATGAAACAGTCTTGCCATCAACATCAAACGCTGATGAATACTCTGTCATCATGCTTCCATCTTTTGTAGGAATTGCTCCAAAGTAGCCTTTTCCTTTGAAAGAGCCTTCAGTGATCTTTTGATTTTCTTCTAAGTATCTTGGCTCAGAAAGACCAATTGAGCTATTTGATGAAAGTAATCCATCTGCCATTCTTATACCCCACTAATAATATCTACAGGTTGCCAATCCTCGCTATCATCTTCTTCCATGTAAGATGTAACAGCCAGTTGGTCAATGTAACTGAGGGAGTCAGGTAAGTCATCATGGACTCCTTGAGCAGGGAACAGGATTAACTGGTCTACAAACTCATCCCAATCTTCTTCCGAATTTAACACAATTCTGCCATGCTCGAACCTACCTTGTAAAGCCCAGATGATTCTGTCCGCTTTTTTTCTATTCCCGTGGGTCAAATCTATGATGTGAGCATAGGTGTTGTTCTTTCGCATCAAGTCCGAAAGATAGGGCAAAACAGCGTTCTTTAGTGCCCCCCTCTCTATTCCCACACTAAGGGGGCGGTAGTCCCGAATGGCAATCAGTATCTTAGAAGCGGTCTCTCGGATGTCCCAACGCCCGTGTTCAATCTTCTCAACAAACCACTTCCCATCGTCTGTCACCTTCACTATGGATATAGCAGATTCGTCTAGACGCTTCTTAGAGTTGGCTGCTTGTTTGGCAACTTCCTCGAATCCTGCAAGGTCAACAGCGATGTAATAGCTTCCGTGTTCAGGTTTTACCCCGTATTTGATCCACTCTTCCTTGAAGATGTCTGAACCCGCATTGGTGAAAGAAGCCATAAACTCTTGCTTAAAAGCGAAGGAACTTAGGGTTTTCTTAGCGGAATCTATCTCTGCTTGGTCAATTAAGGGGTTATCAGCAGTGGTGAAGTGCCAACTCTTCCAATCAGGATCATCCTCGCTCTCACCCAACTTGAAGGTATCGTAGAACCAGTTGCGTCCTTTTGGAGTGCCGATAAAGAGTGCTCTACCCCGTTTATCAGACAAACTGGCTCGAATGACTTGCTCCCATGCTTCTGGCTTAATGTCAGCTACCTCGTCGAGAACGGCATAGGTCAAGCTAACGCCACGAAGGGTATCAGGTCTATCCGCACCACGGACGTATATCCTAGCCCCGTTTATCAGGGTAATGTCTAGGTTATTGACGTGACTGCTCTGAATAACCTCTCTTCCAAGGTCTAGCAGTAAGTCCCAGATAATTTGACGACTCTGTCCCATAGTGGGACTTACATAGAGAACCGCAGAGCCTTGTGGACACTTGAGTCCTTCAATCAGTAGGGTAACTGCCGCCATACGACTCTTACCGCATCTACGCCCAGCAGCCACAACCTTGAACCTCGTTTGGTCTTTAAATACCTCTTGTTGCCAAGGAAGTAGAGAGAAGTTTAAATCAGCCATATTTAGCCTCTACGTCTTGTGGTTCATCAGGAATGGTATCGATTACTGTCGGTTCTTGTCCTAGCCCCGTGATATTGATGGTTACGGCACTTCTCTGAGACTTGTCCTTTTCAAACAAAGAAACAGGAAGAGTCCTATCAAGACACATCTTTAAAGCTACTAATTGATGGGGATGCTCATCATTAAGGGCTATCTCAATAACCTTTTGAGCCACATCCTTACCTCCACTCCTAATCATCAGCTCTTTAAGCTCCTTGAGACGTTGATGATCTGTCTTAGGTAGTACTAGGGGTGGATTGTCAGCAAACCTCTGTATGGTCATCTTGACGCTTCCCTTTGGCCTTCCTCTTCCTCTTTTTTCCATTTTGTCCTCCTTGGAATGGATTAGTTCATTTTAGCTTTTTCTGAGGGATGGTGGCTCCACAAATATCTACACACAGACGCTACCCCCTCCCCCCCTGTGTTTCCATGCAGCATAGGGTTTCTACCTACTCGTTTACCCTATCAGGGTTTTCCCTTATGTCTAAATGCGAATGATTCTCATTTACGTTTCATGCAGGTGAAAGTTAAGGCGGCTGCTTTTTCAGGGTACTTGTTTTAATGCTTGTCATTGTGTTCCCTTATACGTTCTCTCTATCTACCCTTACTGTTTCCCTTACTGGTTTACTTGGATCAGGGCTGTTAGTTGTTGCGTGACCTATATTTAAAATACTCAGATCGTCACCAGGCCTAAACCCTTTATTGTGCGCTTCACTGTATAGGTCTAATACGTTCTCAAAACCCCTACATAAATTCCCTTTACCAGCCGCCAATAAAATCATTCTTTGAGGGTCTGACAAGGTTCTTTGAAAGTATCGTGTAGCAGGGTTTGAGGGTCTCCCCATTTTTTAGCCTTTAAATGATTTATTTAATTATTGCACACAATAGTTCTAGGGGTAAATACTTATAGGGTTTTGGAGGGGTCAATAGAATCAACAACTTACAGCAACTGGCACGAATCTTCCCTGCTATATATATGAGAGGGTCAAAAAAACGCTCTCTTTTTTATCAACTTTTAATAGGTTTCAATATGGATAAAACAACATACAAAACGATTCGCAGATCAATTAGAGACAATGGCCTGCGCTACACCACACACCACGCACAATGTACGGGCAACATTCCCACACTGACAATTTGCGACTTTGTGGCGAACACAATGCGACTGACTGACTGGCTGGCAATGAGACAATCGTTTTCACGCTCTGAGAGGGCTTCTATAGCCTTCAAATTGACTACGTCATACCCACATAAGGTGGCATCATGAAATCAATCATCTTTCAATCACTTTTTGCCATTGTTCTATTTTGCGGGGCTTTGGCTTTGATGTTGGCTTACTTTGACGTTTTGATCAAATAATTTTCTTTTTTAATAGGTGTCAATAATGAAAAATCCATACAAAACAATCCTGGCTGCTCGTGGCTTACCCTACAAAACAATTCTGGGTGAATCGTCAGCAAAAACAATTAAGGGTGAAAAAATTGGCTATTTAACGGGTATCGTCTATCTTGTACCCGATGAAATACTTTGCCCTTTGGCTAAGCTGGCTGGCTGCTTCGAGGGTTGCCTAAAAAGTGCAGGGCGTGGCGCATTTAACAGCGTACAAAAAGCCAGGGAATCAAAAACACAGTTTTTTTACAATAATGAAGCAGCTTTCATGCTCTCTTTGTGCGCTGACGTGTGGTCTTTGGCTAACAAAGCAAAGCGCATCGGTTTAAACCCTTTGGTGCGCCCTAATGGGACAAGTGATATCGCTTTTGAAAATATTATTGTGCATGATGGAAAAACAATTTTTCAATTATTTCCTGACGTTCAATTTTACGACTATACAAAACACCCTTCACGAAAATTAGACGGGAAAACAGCGGGTAATTATGATCTTACATATAGTTTTTCGGCTATTACCCCAAAACCGATATCAATTAAGGGCTTAACTAACCCTAATAATTCCCGTACGGCCGTAGTTTTCCAAAAACAAAGCGATATCCCTAATAATTTTCGGGGCTGGAATGTAATTGATGGAGACAATAGCGATGTGCGCCACATAGAACCAAAATCTGTAGTTGTGGCCTTATATGCCAAAGGGAAAGCAAAAAAAGACAATGGCGGCTTTGTTCAAATTAGGGGTGTTCACTATGCTTAAAACAATGAAAGCAAAATATTTTGGAAAATGTAAGTTATCTGGCGCACTTATTAAGCCAGGGGACTATATTTTGTATGACACAAGCAACAAAACAGCACAATTGCAACCCGATTCGGACACCATAACTTTCATCGGTGAAAACGGGCCTTCTACGTTTTACAGAAATAAACGTGGACGCTGTATTGATGCACCATGCTGTGGTTGCTGCACAATTTAAGGGGATTGAATGATCTATGCAATTGCAGCCCTAATCGTTAGAATACTTTCAGGAAAACGATAAACCCTCAGACCCGCACTAAAAAGCGGGTTTTTTTACGTCTATAAAAAGCCCTTGTTTAAGGCTCTAAGGGGCTTTACCCTTCCCACGCTATTCCCTAGTGCCTAAAAACGGCTTAAAAAGGGCTTAAATCGTCTTCTAGGTGCATTTCCTGCGTCAATCTGCGAATAGTAACGTCAAGGGCTGCCAGTTCATCCATTTTTTTGATTCGCCATATAGCCTTAGTGCCATGCCAGCTATTGTGGCAATCCCTGCACAAAGCAATCACGCAATATTGTAGTTTTTGCTCTATGTGATGTGCATCACTTGGCCCATGTTGATCGCACACTGAGCATGGCAATAGTTTAACTTTCCCTATATGTAGTCTATGCTTTGGGCTTAGTTTGTTGTTCACTGGGTGGCCTTTAATCGGTTTTTAGGTGGTTTTGGGTCTAATCCTATTGCTTGACGATCTGTCCAATGATGCAATTTCAATCTCGCCCATACAGTTTGAAATTTAATTCCATATCGCCTAGCTGCTTCCATCATGTGTATTTTTTCCCCGTCAATCGTTAAAAATACTGTATTTGTTTTGTTTGCGGCTTGTTCTTTCATTGTTGCCCATCGGCAATTTTTAAATTCATAATTTCCGTTTGGGTCAATTCTGTCCAAAGTCATGCCCTTTGCTGGTTGACCCATATCTCTAAAAAAATTCTCGAATGATTGCCAATCGTCAGATATTGTCACACCTTTGCCGCCGTAGTATTTGTATCGAGAGGCCTTTGCGTTATAGCAACGATCTCTCATTCTTACCCACGCCTTATATGCTGGTGTTCGCTGTTGTGGGTTGCCACTTTGCCCATGTGTTTTAAATTTCTTTTGAAAATCTTTGCCATAACACCCGCATGAGTGCGTTCTAACAATGTTATAAATTTCAATAAACTTTTGGTTTCCACATTCGCAAATGCAATGAAATTGCGGCTTAAAACTAGGTTTTTTACTAATTGCAAGAATTGTCAGGCGACCATGTTTTGCGCCAATGTAATCTAAATATTTTTGAATCATATCTCACCCCGTTATTGGTGGAAGCGTTACAGGAAGATACTGACAGGACGGTAACGTGTCGCCTTTTCCCCCGCTAAAGGTAGTCAGTATCTAAATTTTACTATACATCAAGCCTACTGAGTGGCTTTTATCTCTAATCGTGCGTTGTATTGCTCGGTTTGCCATACGGAAATGCGGGTTTGTGCTGCTGTCATTAGCCAACGATAGCGTTCCTCTAGTTCCACTGCTTCCCTGATTCCTTCGAGTATTTCGATGTAGTCAGGGTGAGCATAAGCGTAGGTTTCCTGTTTTCCAAGAACCTCAGTTCCCGCTTGTGACATGAGCTGGGCTTTGCGACTCTTGCGAAACTCCTCTAAGTACATCCTAGTGGCCTTGGCCTTGGAATAAAGGGGTGCAGTGTCAATCAGGAATTGCACCGCCTTGTGTGGGTTATCGCTCATGTTCTTTCCCTGATTGCATCCATGTGGACATAGCCAGTTGAAGCATCCAAAATTTCGATTATTTCATTGCGTTCATGCTCTGCTACCAGTTTTGCAAATCGTTCTAGGTGTTCGGTTAAATCATTTTTAAGGTGTTCGGTTAACTTGAAGTCTTCTTGAATAAATGGGCTATTCGCTTGATCGTCTTCAATATAAAACCTAGCCTCTTTTGCCATGCGTATGATGTCTTCTCTGTTCATGCTTGTTTCCTTGCTCGGATTGCCATAGCCGCCAACTTAGTTACATCAGAAGCAAATTCAGGATGGTATGCCAGTACATCACACACTTTTGCACAGGCTTCACGTTCTTGTTCTGCTATCAGTTTTGCAAAGCGCACAAGCCCATCTTCATCAAACTTCAGACCGCTTACAGTGTGTTCTATTGCCAATTTAACAATGTCGTCTTTGGTCATACATCCTCCATTTTGTAGTTGAGTTTGTGGTGCTGAAAACGCATTGCAGCTTCACACTCCAACTCTTTGAAAGATTCGTCACTCAGCAAACCGATACAGTTGCGACCTTCAAACCAAACCTCACGAATCGACTCGTTGAAGGTGGAATCTAGGTCTTGCTCGTATTCATAGACCACTGTCACCACTTCGCTACCCGCACCTACTGTCGTATCAAATTCCCATGTGTTCATAATTTCACTCCTGTTAAAAATTAAATATTATCAAATTGTTTGCGTAAAACCATAGGGACTTACCCTAATGTCTGAATCATTCTTAAAGCGGCTTCAGGGTTGTCAATTCTTGCCAATGTACCGCCTGACCAATTCTCAAAAAAGTCTGTTTGTAGCTTGGTAAAACGCTTTTTAGAGTTTGTTTTAATCTCAACCAAAAAGGTGTGACCTTTGTATCCAACGAGCAGATCAACTGGTAGACCAATGATCCAAACATAAGCACCAGCAGCCCTTAGTGCAGACACAATCTGCTCTTGGTTAGCATCTACTCTAGCGGCATATCTCATAGAAGTGTCCCATCTTTGATTCGGTTCATATATTCTCGGATTCTGTCTCTTGCACCTATGCCATAGATTCTTTCGGCTCTTTCAAGTCTTGCCCTGATAAGGTCACGATTTTTACTGCCTTCCCAATTACGATAAAGTTCCCTTGCTTCTGCTTGCTCAAGAATTACTCTATCGCTTGGGCCTTGAATGTTTCTTCTACTCCAAGTCACCAGTTAACTCCAATGCTTGATTGATTAGACGTACGGGATATGGTACGCCTTCCTTAACTCTGTCTAGCAGTCTCATGGCCTCAAAATAATTCAAGATTTGCTCCTTAATTGAGCCATTGCTTGCCTAATGTGTTCAGGCATAGGAACGGCTTTTTTGTTGTCAGCATCAATCTTGGCAAGGGCAGGATCAATTTGCACTTCAACTTTGATCCCGAATGATTCAGGAATCTCAGCCCCATCCCATCGTTGTTGGTTCAGATAGACCAAAGGTGCGGGAATGAAAGCGCCATCGTCTTTTCTCCAGGCATCGGTGGTTTTCATCCATTCAATGTGTTTGATGACCTGATCTGCACAGGTATCACAGTAAAACTTCTTCCATTTCACTCTACAGGCAGACTTACCGCCTTTTCTGAATGATTTAGGCCAAGTCTCCCAGAATCTCTCAAAGTTATCCATGTTGTTTTCTTTAGACATAGGTTCTCCAAGGGTGGATAGAGGGGTTTCTATCCGACCTTCTCCAAGCATTATGGTATTCATTATTGACTCCTATTGACTTAAATACAAAACGCCCCAAGTGCGCATGACGAGTTAATTCGCTTATACATTTGGCCTTGTTACCACCGTTGTACCAAATGCTTTACCAGTCGCTTAACCAACGCTGGTCGGCAAACAGGGGGTGTTTCCTGATGTCGGTGTTTTCTTCCAAGCCATCCATGCAAATGCGCTGCTATCGTGTGGAGTACGGAAGCCATGATAGAAATAAAAAAGCCGCTTGCAACTGCCCTCTGGTGGTAGTCTTTCCTAAATTCACTCCTACTGGAACTTAGGAAAGACAGAGAGCATGTGCAAACGGCCTTAACATTGTTACCTACCACAGCAACAACTTTATTGTACACAACTTTTTATTGTGTCAAGAGGTTTTTTTCAAATAAATTGATTATTTGTGATTTCATTTGTTGGTTTTCTGCCAAACAAACGAACAGCCTGTGCGTTCATATTCGCATATTCAGACTTAGTGAAGATGCCTTTAGCGTTCCTAATGTCAAACGGGTTTAGCAGATCACGAGGCTCTTCAACCTTTTCAGCCTCAATCATGTGTGGCGCTAGGGTGTACTGTGAAACCCAAGAACGACCTAACTTAATTTTTCCAATTTTTAATTTCTTCTTGTAGCTCATCTTGGTGCAACAAGCTGCAATAGATAGTCTTGGGATGCCTGTCAAGTCTTCTATTTGGTAGGAAGTAAGTGGGCCGTTTTGCAATGCTCTGATAACTGCTTCTTGGGTCATTTGTAAAGGTTCTCTAGGTTAATTGTTCGGTTTAGATGGAGTTCTAGCGTTCTGGCAAGCAAAGCTGTTACAGCCGCATCAAAGTCCTCTGGTTCGGTTGTATAAGCATCTGCCATTGTTTGAGAGTACCCAAGCAAGGCTTCAGCGCATCTTTTTTCAAGTATTTCAGTTTTCATGCTCAGAATACTACTGTTGTTTTTATGCTTGTCTATTAGGGTTTATCCTAGTATAAAAAGATAAAAAGGTGTGGCACATTATGGGTGTTGGGCAACTTTAGGGCTTGAAGTCCATCAAGCTAAACAGTTGCAATGCCATCGAAACTTGCGCTCAACACGATAGATTGCATCTAGCGCAAAGCAGGGACGAATTGCAAAAACGGACACTTTTAATAATTTAACAGGAGTAAATATGCCGATTCTTAATGGAAAAAAGGTTGTAGACCTAGAGGTAGATGGAGTAGATAGCAGAGACTTTCCAGACTTTGCTGATGCCTACTTTTCGGGTGGATGCTACGAAGATGGAACGCCATTGACAGAAGATGAGTTGAATAAGCTCACCGATCTGGCGGGTGATGTTCTGTGGACAATGGCTTACGAGAGTTTCCACTGATGAAAACACTATTCCAAACCTATGTGTCAGAGTTCTCAGACATACACTACTGCCCCTATTGCCTGGCAATCAAAGGGGATAAAATAGTTTGCTGCCAAGAAGCAGACTTTATCGAGTTCAAGGATTTATATCCTGAACAACAAAAAGAGATTATTCAACAAGAGTTAAACGAAAATCAAAGGAGTCAATATGTCAATAGAAATGTTACTTAAAAAGAACGTCAACGATCACGTTGAGAAGAAAAATGGCTTGTCTTACCTATCATGGGCATGGGCATGGGCAGAAGCTCTTAAAGCTGATGCAAAGGCTTCCTATAAGATAGAAATGTTTGGCGACAAGTGTTTTATGGATATCAATGGAACGGCAATGGTTTTCGTTACTGTTACCATGTTTGATAAGCCAATGACCTGTCAGCTTCCTGTGATGGACTACAGAAACAAGGCCATCCCAAACCCTGATGCGTTTGCAGTAAACACGGCAATCATGCGCTGCATGACCAAAGCCCTGGCACTACATGGCCTCGGTCTATATTTGTATAGCGGTGAAGACGTCCCCGAAGAGGGTGATAAGTTTGAGAAAATCATTATCAGCCCAACCCAAGGCGCACAAAATGACGTTCCAATTGAGGAACTAAGGTATCTTGAAGAAGTGGCAATAGAATTGATTGCTATGTGTGAGCAAGGTGATCCAAGGGCAGCCTTGGCTAAGTTGGATGAAGAGAACCTAGATAACGAGCAAAAGATCGCTCTATGGACTCTCATGCCTAGTAAAGTGCGTTCAGCTTTGAAAAAGGCTAAGGAGTTATAAATGGAAATGGAAGACATCAAGCTAATAGATTTTCTGCCAAACACACACATTTCAAGAGATGGTCGTATTTGGAGAAATGGAAGAGAAAAGAAGTTTACTGTTGGGCCACTAGGATATGAAGTTGTTGGATTTTCAACAAACAATAAAACAAAAATTTATTACAAACATAGGTTAGTTCTTCATGCCTTTGTGGGTGAGTGTCCAGTGGGTTGCGAGGCTTTGCATATCAACGGCAATAAACTAGACAATCGTCTTGAAAATCTTAGGTGGGGGACAAGAAAAGAAAATGTTGCCGATGCTATCAAGCATGGAACTGCAACCATTGGATCAAAAAATGGTGCTGCCAAATTAACTGATGAGATGATTAAGACTATTCGTCAATCTAGGTTAATAAATGATTCTGTAGATAAACTATCGAATCAATATCAAGTGTCTGTAACAACAATCAGACGAGTTTTAAATGGATTGACATATAAAGGAGTGTGAAAATGGAAAAACGTGATAACAGTGGTGTTTTGTTCCGATCAGATAAGAAAGAAAATGATCGTGCGCCTGATTACAAAGGAAATATCACAGTGGGTGGTCAGGATTACTGGCTATCTGCATGGATTAAAGAGGGTAAATCAGGCAAATTCATGGGTCTAGCAGTATCACCCAAGGAAGAATACAAGCCAAAGCCCTCTGAGCGTTCTAAAACAACAGGATTTGATGACGAATCAATGCCTTTCTGATAAACTTTTCTCGGGGTGAAAGCTGTTTTTACTTTTTTGAAAGCTAGTAGGCGAACAGTCGTAGCCCCACCCAATAGGAGTTAATAAATGAGTGATATTTTTGATGACATGAAAAAGTCAGTGGAGAGATTCTTTGGTACGCCAGTGTATAAACTGTACAGAAGAGAAGACCCCACAACGAGCCATCAGGCGGCTCAAGCAGTTGATACCACCAAGCTAGAAACTCTTGTCTACGAGGCTATAAAGGGCTTTCCTGACGGGTGTATCTCAGACGAGATACTAGAGATGTATCCAAACTACCCATATTCCTCTATAACAGCAAGGTATCGTGCTTTGTTAGACAAGGATTTAATTGAAGTAACGGGTGTCAAACGTGGCAAGTTTGGCAGAAATCAACGAATTATGAAATGTAAACAATGATAGAAAAACCACCTTATTCCAAGATTAGTTATCCATCTGTGCCAAACAAGGATTTTAAATGGTCTTCAGGTTCAGACGTTCAAGCTATTTGGAGAAAACATGGATGGACTCCACCCTCTGAGAATATGCTGCCACCCCCGCCTGAGAAGTATCAAGAGCCTTTGCGGAGAGTGCGGTAGTTACTTAGCCAACAGGTAAAGACCTATATTTGAACTAGCGTAACCTGCATAGACAATCGCCATGTGCGGGTTACCCTTCAAAAACTGCTCTACCGCTATGTATGCGTAGATCAAGCCTGTCAAAGCAATCAACCAAGCACTCAAAACGCACCTACATCAATTACTTCGCCTCT